GCCATTAAACTGATGGTCGCCAGCAACAGGATGCTTGGTCTTTTCTACCTTATGAGCATTCTTGAAATCTTCCTCGCCCTTAGAGCGTGGCTTGTAATCTGTTGCTTCTTTATCGTCGTCTTTCTTTGCAACCAGCTCATCAGCTGCTGCACCTGTACCTTCAACGATAAAGTCGATAAAACTTTTGATAGACATTTTATTCTTCCTCAGTTACTTCAGCTTCAACGCCGTTCATATAGTTTGCAGCTACATCGTACTTTTTCATTTGTACTGCGTCATAAACCTTATCCAACAGGAGATCGTTCACAACACTGCGAAACTCAGAAACATTGCCGTTGAAGGCAAGTTCTACTGCATCTTTTGCGGTATAATCAGACATAATAGTCTCCAATTAATTTTTTCATCTCTATTTATAAAACTTATTGTTCTTCCATATCGGAGTCCATCCCCGAGTCATCTTCCATTCCGCCCATTTCCTGAGCCAACTCGGCTTCGGTTTGTATTTGCTCGTCGATCTCATCGATATCTTCCTCCGTCTGCATCAACACATTTTTGCGGATCCATTCGACGGAGAAATATTTTCCAGCGTACTGATCAACATCTCCGAGCAACTGCAATCTGCCCTGTAGGATTTCATTGTTCTTCAGTTCAGCGAAATGATTGTCTTCAAGGAAGTCATAATAGATATCGCCTTTGATTTCTTTCCACTCTTTCTTTGTAATAATACCCTTGAGCAACAACTGACGCTCAAGCAAAATATTAAACAATTCAGTGAAACGATTACGAAGACGATTGATAAAGCGTGAGAACTTCAGTTCGTCACGAGTAATTTCTGATGAGCGACCAAGATTAAACTGCGTTTCAGTTTCCAATCTTGATACTGGTACATTTAATGATTCATATAACTTCTTGCGGAAGTACATAACATCATCGAGTTCACCAAGGTTTTGCCCGCCAGGAAGTGTAGTAATTTCAGTTGACTTACCACCTTCACGGCGAGGCAACCAGTAATCTTCAAGCATCGTCATAAACTTACGATCGTCACGGACTTCGCCAGTGTTTGCATCGTAAACGAGTTTGTTCTTATGCTTGGCCATCATATCACGCAGATACTGCTCAGCTTTTGCCTTTGGTAGATTACCTACATCAATGTAGAAAATTCTACGCTCAGGTGCACGAGCAAGACGATAGATAACCGTAGCATCTTCCAGCATACGCAGCTGGTTCAGCGGTTTAATTGCTTTGTGTAGATTAGACAACACTAAGCGATTATGTTCGTCACGAATACCAGAATGACAATAAGCAATCGCATCTGGCGCAACCTTAACCCCAAGATTGCTAGTGCCTGTATTCATCATGCCCCTTTCGGCATAAACGAAATACTCTACATATTCTTTTGGTACAAATTGTCCATTCGGTTGTGCTTGAGCTGCAGAACTGCGCTTTAAAGCACGAACCTTTTTCATCTTACGAGGATCAATATAACGCAGTTCTTGAATGCCCTTACGAGGTGCTGCGCTATCTACCATAATATGATAATACAAACGACCATCTACATACCAGTTACGGAAGATGTCGTATGCATAGCTGTTAAAGTTGAGAAGATCTAGGATGTAGTCAAACTCATCACGAATCTTTTCTTTAATCTGATCTGGCATTGTTTCAATAGCGTCAAGAACAATAGATACAGGTGGTTCCTGTTCATCAGAAACAATTGCTTCATTAATAATATCATCAATCGCACGCTCACACTCAGGTTGTGAAGCCATCGTACGATAACGAGTGATAAGTGCTGCTTCGTTTTTAGCAACACCTTCCATGTCCAATGCAGTACCGAATGCGCCGCCATAAGCTGCGCCGTACTCTTGCATAATATCAACGGTGCCATCAGAAGATGGTGGTGGTGCAAAAGACTGAACGGTTTTTAGTTGTTCGTCCTCTTTTGCTTTTCCTATTTGAAAGCCGAATAGTTGCATTCTATTTTCCTATATTAAAGAATGGGGGCAGCATAAGGTTATTTATACTGCCCCCACGAATCACATTTTCACTAATTAGATGCCGCCAGCGTTACCAGTATTGCCACCGATAACTTCCCAATAATCATATACAAAAGTTACAGAGAAAGTTTCTACTTCTTCAGAACCCCAGCTCAACTCGATAGTTGATACTTCAGTTGGGTACAGACCAACAAAGTTATAAACACGAAGGATATCGCCAGTCTTACCGTACTGAGTAACCTGAGCGTTTGCCTTGTACAGCGAAGGAGCAGAGCCACCAGCGTCATTAATGTTGCGCTGAGCAGCATTAATAGTATGTGACCATTGTTCCATTGCGTTACGAATAGCAAAGTCTTCGTCGTTCAAAATTGTTGGCGTCCAAGCATCATAGGTACGATTGCCTGCTACATTGATCTGACGACCAAAGTAAGGCAAAGCAATATTACCAATGGTAGATGCTGGAATAGCAGCTGCCTGACACATAAATGGTACAAGCGGATCAGCTGCGCCATTGATTGGGTTGGTAATCTGTACTTGGAACAGAGAAGCACGAGCACCACCCCCCTTCAAAGCAGCAGAGAAGTCGTTTACATTAAAAGCCATTTTCGTTCTCCTTTTATCCTATTTATTAGCCGAATTGACCAACGACTTCAGAGAACTCAACGCCAGTTCTAACCGCAACAAAATTCAACTGAATGAAGTTGATAGAACGAGCTGGCTTGATGTAGATGTCACCGATAAACTCATTGCGGTCAATAACTTCACCAGTGTTATTGGTGCTGTCACAAACTACACGGAAGTCGGTAATACCACGACGTCCCTGAACATCACGCAGGAACGGTTCAACCAGATTGCGGAACTGCGAACGAGTAAACTCATCATTGAATTCAAACAGAGTAAACTTAGAAGCAGTGCTAATTGCTTTCTCGAGTACAATAAACAAACGGCGAACATTGATACGATCAAATGCGCTTGGCTTAGAAAGCATTGTCTTATCACCGAACAGCACAGTACCCTGTCCTGGGAATGTTACAACTGGGTTCACACCCTTCTTATACAACTGATCACGATCAGCCTTTGGTGGGTTGTAAGCCAGACGAATAACATTCTTGACATTACCACGGTTGAAGCCAGCTGGGCTGTACCATGGATCACGAGTCAGGTCAGTTTGAACCATCAGACCAGCAGTATCACCGTTCAAAGGAACATAACGATATACATCGTTGTACTTGTCGTACTGATATTTCCAGCCAGAATCCATTACTGCGTAAGAAGAAGATGGCAGACTATCACGATAAGCGATAATGTCATCTCTTTCCTTACCTTCATATGCATTGTTGTTAACAACATCAGCACGCTCAGGTGAGATAACTGCGATACAGTCTTTACGAGATTCAGCAATGTTATTAATACAGTGTGTTACAACTGTCTGTCCACGACTAGAGCCAAGGATAAACGATACATCCAGATCTTCAGCAGACTTGAAGAGATTATAACCTTCAATGTATGCAGCATCAGTTGGAAGTGTACCATCCTTACCCTTAGTAAAGCTGTTGCTAATTGGCAGATCAGAGCCAGGATAGTTGGTGCCAAGATCAGCACGAGTACCAGCCTTAGAAGTGTTGCTGTTATGAGCACCCCACCAGATATATGGAGAGTTCTGATTGATAACTTCTTTATAGTAGTTGCCAGCACCCTGTTCGGTACGACCATCAGATGCCTGGGAAAGCATTTCGTATCTTTCAAGAACAACACCCTGCTGACCAGTGAAAGCACCATCTTCGTCAACTACAACCACGTGAATCGCATCACCCTGAGCGCCAACGGTGTTAGCGTATGCAGTAGTGGTAGGAGCATTGTCGAAGTTGCCGAAATATTCCCAACGACGAACAATGTCAGTAGTGTAGGTGTTAACCGTGTTACCAGTGTAGTTAGAAGTCAGCGTAATGGTATTGCCAGAGATAGCAGCAATCTTACGAGATTCCTTATCTGGACCAAGCAGAATAATATCACCAACTACAAACTGAGTTTCGGTATTAGAGCTGCCCTGACCGTCACCAATCAAACCAACAGTGTTAGTATTGCGAGTAGCAGAGTAAGAGGTTGCAACTGTAGACTGCCAAGCATTAGCGTTATGACATACAGAAACCTTCAACGAGTTACCCAACTCACCAGGATACTTAGCAACCCAGTCGCCATGATCAACAGTGTTAGTGTAAGATTCGTTGTAGTGATCTTCGTTCTTAATAAATGCGCCGAGTGGTGAAGCATCACCAGAAACAGCATTGTTAGCACCACTTACAACACGACTTACATACAGAGCATTACCGTATGACAAAAAGTTTGCTGCCGTGAAGAAGTCGGTTGCGGTATTTGAGTTTGGCTTGTTAAAAATGTTAACGAGGCGATCTTCAGAATCAACCAGCACACGCTGGCCAATTGGTCCCCACTTTAGGTGGGCTGCGATTGCACCTTCTGTGGTGCTAACTGCAGGCACGACCGTAGTGAGATCAATCTCGCTTACATTGACGCCTGGGGATACTTGGAAAGGCATGTTTAATCTCCTTCGATGTAAAGGTCAACTATTTCATTTGTAACTTATTTATAAAAAGACGGTATTTAGAACCAGTTCGTTACCTTCCCATTTGCCATATCTG